TAATTGTTCGATCTCTTCTCTTAGTTTAGGAATTCTTTCGGTTTGATTTTTGGCAAATTGGGCCACAAATTCGGAATGTTTTTCGTCGATCGTTTTGACCGATTTCATATATTCAAAAAAGCGGCGGATTGTTTATACCCTTTGGTTCGCTTCGTAAAAAATACATTATTTAAACCGTCGACGAATGTATATGCAGTCTGCCGAAGAAATACAAGTGAAAAAAAAGAATTTCCAAAAAATGCTTCTCATCACCAACGCGATAGAGAAAGGCTGGTCGGTCAAAAAGGTGGATTCTGCTTACATCTTTCGCAAGAAAACAGAGAACAAGAAGGAAGTTTTCCGCGCCGATTATCTAGAAAAGTTCATCGATTCCAATTTAGACATCAATCTGCTCCTTCAATAGCCTGGGTCTCTTCTTCGACAGAGTCCTCCAATGTGAGGATGAATCCGCCCCCCTCCACAAACATAAATCCTTTATGACTCTCTTCCGCGGATTCTTTGATAGACGACCTTTGTATTTTTACGATTTCTCTCGGATCGATATCATTGAATTGGACCTTGGTGTTTAGATAAGCCGAAAAGAAAATATTGTCGTCGGTATGGATAATGGTGAGAACATTGGAGAGTTTCGAAATCATAAAGAGAATATTGGTGACAAAATTCAGCAGGGTTTGATTCCCTAAACTACGGGGGTAGATCACATTCCAGCTGAAAATCGTATTCACGATGAAAAGGGTGCTGGCGAAATAACTGGCATATTGATAGTGTTGAACGACCTGTTGGAGTTGGGCTTTTTTGTATTCGGGGAAGATATCGATCCGTTGGCTCACCGAATCATTGTCCGTTGATATCGTAGGATTGACTTCCAGGAGTTTGATCAGCTTTTCTTCGCGCCGGATTTCGGTCATATACATGAGAATAAACGCGGCGACGGTGATATAGTTTAGAATGAACCCGATCCTATATTGTTGGTCGGTCTCATTCATGTTTTGGGTCAGTGTGCACATATCGTTATTACAATCTTGGGGAATGAAAAGGAGAAGAAGCGAAGAAACCATGACACGATAGAGCTCTAAGGACACACTCACGGCCATATTCGATTTTTGTTGGAAGTCTTGGCTGGTGACGGTGTCGTATAGGATCTGATAGAAGGTCTTGGGTAGGTAGGTGAATGGGTCCATCTATAGTAGGGGGACATATAGTAGGCTGGCCCTACGACCTTATCTCAAAGGGGTTCCTCAAGGGGTTCCTCAAAGGGGTCAATAATATTCCTTTATGAAGATGAAATTATTGTTCGGGGAAAGAGTTAAATAAACAATTCTCTAATAAACACTTCTCTAAATACCTCACATTTATAAATTTCCTCACTTATCCAAGGTGGTCGAGTAGTAGTTTTACACCCTTGAACATTTAAATCCGGACAACTTTATGTTGTTTCAAATTTAGTTTTTCAAGGTCGGGTCTTTTCATTCCCGTGTAAATTTTGGTTATAGCCACTCTTGAAAATGGCTTGAAAAGTTCCTCTACATAAATAATCAGGACGGTTTATTTGTTTTACCGCATTTTCTGCTATTTTGTAGATGTTTTTTGCTCCGTTACAATCTCTGTTCCAAAAGCCATTACAGGATTTACACCTTAAAAGCCCCCAGCACATTTGTTGATTGTTTCGGTATGGTTTGGGATTTTCCACCATTAAAAAATTATTACATTCGCCTCCATTACATTGCGAACACTTACAACTGCTACGAAATTCATCTACTAAATAGGTATTATAACCACATTTCCGAAACAAACTACGCATTCCTTTTCCTTTGGTCGGTTCTTTGTATTTCATTTGTTGGCGTTGTTCCCAGTCCCCAAAGGCAATGATGACATTTTCCGGTGTTCCAAATTTCTTTTGAAAATTCTGTATCATTCGTTGTTCGCTTCGCTTGGTATTCAAATACCCGTTCAATTTAAGTTTTCTGAACAAATATTTCTCATAAAAATCAAACAATATATGATTGATTTCGTTCTTCCTTTTGATATATGATTTGAATTCGTCTGTATTCAATGATTTTTTATTATAATTGGATAATTCCGTTTCATATTCTATCACAGTTCGGTCATTGATGATGGTGCGACGAAATTCCAAAATTAATTTAGAAAATTTTTTGCTTTTGGTTTCTTTGCGTCGTTGGTCTTGAGAATAACGAAATTTGTTAGCATCTCTATCATTTCCATCCACACAATAAATCAAATCGCTTTTTCCCATATCTACTGCGACAATTTTCTTGGATTGTAATTCTGAATAATCATTCAATTCATCTAAATACTGTTCCTTTTCTTTGAACTTATTGTTGGGTAGATGTTTTCCAATAAATTCATTACGAATGAACAAAATCGTCGCACTTACACCATCGGTCTCAATCATATGATGGAAAGTATAATTCGGTTTATGAAAACATTGCCGGTCGGTGCGAAAGAAAAACTTCCATATATTATTTTCTTGTTTCTTTAAGTTACCTTTGGTGGTATATTCGGTTTTGATACCTTGTTTCTTAGTAAAAAGTAACAATACAATCGTGGTTGTATCCAATCGTATGTGTTTGGGAATGATTTCACTGCGTAAAGGAAATACACTACTAATTTTGTTATGTTCTTGTTCTATTTGTTTCATCATAAACAACATACAAGGAAAATAATCTTGTGGGTGACATTGAATATCGTAATAGATGCTTTTCTTTTCAAATTTAGTTTTTACCGGCATTATTTTTTTTTTATGTTCAGTTATCCAAGAATGGTAAGAAGAATGAGAAGTAAAGTCGGTCGTTTCTACATTCAAAATATCGTTTTTAATTTTGCGCAATTCGCTTCCTAATTTTCGTAATTTGGTTTCTTTCTCTTTTTGTGTTAGATGAACTTTGGCTTTAATTTTCTGGGTTAGTAATCTTTTTTTCCACATTACATTCACATAGCGTTCCACATATTCCACAAAATGTGATTTAATATTGTTTTCATAGACAGTCAAAATAGTAACTTTTAGATAATCTAATACCGTATTTAAGTTAGTGTAATCCAATTGGTCATTTTGTGTAAGTGGAAAATAATGTTCTTGATAAAATGCTTTCAATATGGTTTTTAATTCTACAGTCGCATCACTTGGCGGTCGCCCAGTGGTAGTTTCTTTACATACCACTTTCATACAGGTTTGGATAAACTTGTGGTCAATTACCGGTAATGTTTGGTGTGTTTCATAGTAATCCAATAGGTATAGTTTCATAAACATTAGGGTATGAATAACAATCTGGTGACATTTGCGAACGGCGTTGTTGATTTTTGGCAAATGAATTTCAGGCTGTTTCAGTATATGTTTTATAGGAACCTTTACTGCTTTGTAGAAGTCAAAATCAAAAGTGGGGTTGTCGGGCGGTTTGGGCGGAACTTCCTTTTTGGGTCGTCCCATCCTATAATATGCCTAAAGGTTTTATTATACAGAATTTAACGAAAATTTCTTTAAGTTCTTTTTACGAAAAAGAAATAAAATTGAAAATGGTGTTTGTTATACCAAGTGATAATCATAAAATGTCGGTAATCATTACAAGGTATTTTATTGAAAAAACGGATAGTGATTATGAAAATCATAATAGGACGTGGGAAGAAAATAGACATAGAATGGTATTTTTACAAATGAATTTACCAAGAACTCGTCAAATTATTACCGAAATAACAGAAGATAAAGAGATACTTGCTGTTAGATTTCCTTTAGAGCGACAAATTAACAATAACTTTTATTTGAAAAATATTAGATATGGAAACGGAATACCTTATAATGACACTGTATGGCTACCCAAGGAAATTTGGATATATAGTATGATGCGGGTTAATGAATAAAATTGAAATAATATAGAGCAAACGCTATAACATACAATCATAATGTTTATTTTGGATACTCACACCCATAAATTGAGGTTTCGCATTGATGCGGATGCTCCAGTTGATTATATGAATAGGTGGAAAAAACTCAAAAAAGACTGTGAAAGTGGCGATAACGCATATGTTTTAGAAAAAATGAAAACATATTGTAGATTGGAATCAAACATAACAATACCTCATTTACAACGAGCAGAAGGTGGAATCGGTGGAGATAGCAATATTAAGAATAAACAGATACGCTTTCGCCGCCATATGAAGTATATGAATCTTTCAAGGTATAAGGATAATGATATAATTTTGGACCAAGTTACAAATGCGGATGACCAAACCGAAAAATGGACATATCAAGAATTAGACGACATCATTCGCGCACTAATAAAAACGTTCAATTACTTTGTTGAAAGTGAATGCGTCAATGGTGTGATTGAATTGATAAACAAAGAATCAATGAGTCACAATTATTTAGATAGCGATGATGAATCCGGTTGAGGAGTAAAAAAATATTTAACTGTGCGAATATACTCCCCGTTTTGTGTAAAATGAAATTCCTTTTTTGTAATATTATACGTGGATTTCAATAAATATTTAATAATCAAAAAATATGGTCGTTTGAATTTATGGGGTTCGCAAATTGCGGGCATTTCATAAAAGGTAAAAAAAGTGCGTATTTCTGGTATTAAAGCCATAATATTTTGTTGTAACTCTTTGTTATTATCCAGATGATACAAAATCAATGGATTATTATGTTCCAAATCCAAAATAGTAAGCAATTTATTAACAATTTCTTCTTGTTCTTGTCGGTATAACTCACTTTTCAGTCGCATTGTATATGTTTTACTGTAACATATACAATTTAATCTTTATATTTTTTAGTTTTACATTTACGGGTAGATGGTTTTCGTGAATATTCCAAGTCCTTTTCCTGTCATACGCATCTTTGAAATAGTTTGCGTAATTCAGTGGTTTTATTTTATGGATAGAACTTTGAACATTCTGTTTCAATTGTTGAAAATCATTCACATTACGATACTTCTTCAAGTAATATTTTAGTTGATTAAAGTATTGTTCTATGCTGTTACTTTTAGGGGTATATGGGACACTATACAAAATTTGGTTACCACTTTTGATAATGGCTTCCTTGATAAGGTCATTGTGATGACTACCGGCATTGTCCATAATTATCAAATGATTTTTGTATTTTCCAAACACATTCTTTTCTAAAAATGCCAACAATCGTTCTTTGGTTGTCCCACCCTTTTCATAAAGTTCATACCCTCTTCTATTACACATTTTTTCTTCTTTTCTTGTAAAATAATAAGAAGTTTTATTAGAACCCATTATACTATATGTTTTTATTTTTTGAGAGGATCGCCTAAAAGTATCTATCTGTATGACTATACACCTTTTAACCTTTCAATCGCCGATTTATATATCATAATTATGCCTTCGGCAGAATTACTGTATATAAAAGGTGATTTATCGGTTACAAAGTAACAGTTACCTAATTACATTCAAAGATGCCGACCCTCTGGGTCGGCATTTCACTACGTAGTAAATGTAAAAAGGTGTAAAATGGATCTGATCGGCCCTCCTTTACGTAGTGCGATCCATTACCGTCCTGTTCGCGGTAATTTAACTCTATACGGTCGTATAGAGTTAAATTAAATTATTTACGGTGTTTGCTTATCTTTTTCCATATCTTTTTCCATATAATATATATCGAATAATTATAGGTGTAACCCTTTCCTCGGATTTATTGATTTCTGGCCCCTCTATTCGGTCCCGAAGGGGAGTCCGCCCAGAGAGTGAGTTCAATATTTTTTCTTTATTTATAATTATACTATTATCCGTTTCTAATTTTATATGTTTTGTTGAATATACATGTTGAATAGGGATATATAATATAATACCTTTCTGTCTTAAAAAAGATGCTGAATATGACAATGACGAATTTCCGGCAATAAGAATATCAGAATTAACAAATGTCATAAAGGTATGAATTAGATCTGTATTTATATGAAAAGTTATTTTGGATGTAGAACAATTCATAATTATTTTATTCATTTCATCTGGTGTAATGGAATCGCAGTATATGTTATATTCAAATGAATAACCTGAAAGAATATTTGTTAAATGATTGATAATATTTATATAAACATCGACGCTAACATATCTATCTACGTTTTCTGTTAGTGAAACATCTCCTCTTCTTATATGACACGCAATATTCAAATGATCATTCATATGGCTATCAATCCAATGTAAGGAAGGTGAAATAAATTGTTCTAAAATGTTTGGATTGTTATCAATAAAAGAATGACAAAAACGAACTTTAATTAAAACATTATAATCGATTGGAGTAGACATAATCGATTGTATTTCATTGATATCAAATGAAAGAATTCGAATTTCGTTTTTAAATTCAATATTATTGTCCGAGGAAAGAGTTAATTCAGCAAACAAATTATTAAATTTTTCAAGATACACTTCATCGGTCACGTCTTTTAATGAATAGAAATCGACATTTCTATTTCTATTTATAATAATATTACTATGGAAGTAATTCAACTTAAAAAATTTAGTTAATAAATACAAACTAAGAATTCTTTGAATTTGGGCACCAAACCTATCATAATGCGTTTCATTGTCATATGTAATAAAATACATATAATATGTATTTGAATTTATTTATACCTTTTGTTATTTGAACTTTTACATCACCGATAATTCAATCCGGCTGACAAATGATCAGGGAGAAGGGTTCGTGTGACATAATATTCCTTTATGACTTATTCATGAAGGACCCTTGTATCATTTCTTTCAGGATTTTCTTACGATCGTCATAAAGATATTCCTTTATGACCTTATGGAGGAATCCCTTGTGTGAAGGGAGGGGTCGTGTACGCCCTTCGGGCCTCATGTAGTGGCAGTCACTACGCCCCCGGCGACAGCGAAGCGGCTCTACAAAATTGAATGGCTTTTTTCATATTTATATAGTACTATATGCCAAAGTGTGAATGCGGAGTAACGGCTTGTTTCGGTCTGAAAGGGGAGGTTGCTAGTTGTTGTGCTACGCACCGTTCGTTAGGGATGGTGAATGTAGTAGATGTTCTTTGTTCAGAATGTGATAAGAGGGCTATGTATAATGTCCCTGGAAAAACGGGAGGTCTATTATGTATAGATCATAAGACCCAGGGGATGGTGAATGTGAAGGGGAAACGGTGTGCTTTTGTTTATACCAATAACCTACCATGCTATACCGTGCCTATATACAATACGGACGGGGAACTCAAAGGGAAGTTTTGTATTGAACACAAAACGGAAGGGATGGTCAATGTTACTGGAAAACGTTGTGAAAGAGAGGAATGTAAATATATTGCTCAATTTAATGTTGATGGAGAAGTGAAAGGAAAATATTGCTCTATTCATAAAGAGGTGGGTATGATAGATATCAAACATAAGAAATGTGAGATGGAAGGATGCCGAAATCAACCTTCTTATAAGTTTGAAAGGGATTCGAGTTGTAGGTTCTGTGCTACACATAAATTAGAAGGGATGACAAATGGAAAACATTCCTTCTGTATTTTCGATGGATGTAATAAACTCGCTGGATATAATGTGATTGGTTCGACAACACCTCTTTATTGCACTACTCACAAAGGGGAAAACATGGTAGATTTGAAACATACTTTATGTATGGGAGTCATTCAAACTCCCTCTGGAGAGGACATAGACTGTGATAAACGGCCGATTTTCAATTATAAGGGTTCTAAGAATGGAATATATTGTATGATTCATAAAAAAGATGGAATGATAGATGTGGTTTCTCCTGTATGTATATCAAGTTGGTGCGATAATTATGCTAATAAAAATTGGCATAAATATGAACGTTATTGTATTCCTTGTTATATTCATTTATTTCCAGATAAACCAAACACTCGAAATTATAAGACAAAGGAAAAAGCCGTTGTAGATTTTGTATTATCTCATTTTGAACACATGAGTTGGATAGCAGATAAACGCGTCCAAGAGGGTTGTTCTCGACGTCGTCCAGACTTATTATTAGATTTAGGATCTCATGTCTTGATTGTTGAAGTCGATGAAAATCAACATACCGATTATGAATGTTCTTGTGAAAATAAAAGGCTCATGGAGATTTCGCGCGATATCGGTCATAGACCGTTGATTTTTATAAGATTCAATCCGGATGAATATACCGATAGTATGAATAATAAAATAACTACTTGTTGGAAACCGAATAAACAAAATGGTATTTTGTGTGTTCCCAAAACCAAATTAAATGAATGGAATAATCGGTTGTCGATATTAAAACAACACATTGAGTATTGGGTAGAAACAAAACCAGAAAAAATGGTGGAGATTATTCAACTATGGTATGACGGAATGTTGCCTACATAATATGATATATTTATAAAATTAAATTAATTTTAATTATTTTCATGTAAGTATTTTTTATTTTTTTGACTTTTCCCAGGATTTATTTTCTTTAGCGATATTATAAGCGTGCAAAATGGGTGGGGCCCTTATGCAACTAGTCGCCTACGGCGCACAAGACGTGTTCCTTACTGGAACTCCTGAGATTACTTTCTGGAAGGTGTCTTACAGACGCCATACCAACTTCGCCATGGAGTCTATCGAGCAGACTTTCTCCGGCCAGGCCGATTTCGGCAGACGTGTTACCTGCACCATCTCCAGAAACGGAGATCTTGCTTACCGCACGTATCTTCAGGTCACTCTTCCTGAGATCAACCAGTCCATGGGATCCACCACTGCTAACAGTGGTGTCTTCGCCCGTTGGTTGGACTTCATTGGTGAGCAACTTATTGCTCAGGTGGAGGTCGAGATTGGTGGTCAACGCATTGATCGCCAATATGGTGACTGGATGCACATCTGGAACCAGGTCACCATGACCTCTGAGCAACAACGTGGTTATTTCAAGCTCATTGGAAACACCACTCAGCTCACCTACATGACTGATCCGCAATTCGCTTCTGTCGCTGGTCCTTGCGCTGCCTCCGGTGTTCCTACCCAGGTTTGCGCTCCAAGAAACGCTCTTCCTGAGACCACTCTTTACATTCCTCTTCTTTTCTGGTTTTGCCGCAACCCTGGTCTTGCGCTCCCTTTGATTGCTCTCCAATACCACGAGGTCAAGATCAACCTTGATCTTCGCCCAATTGGTGAGTGCCTCTGGGCCGTCAACACCCTCAATGCCGTCTCTGGAACCCAGTCTGTCACCACTGCTTACCAGCAGTCTCTTGTTGCTGCCTCGCTCTATGTTGATTACATCTTCCTTGACACTGACGAGCGCCGCAAGATGGCACAGAACCCTCACGAGTATCTCATTGAGCAGGTTCAGTTCACTGGTGATGAGTCTGTTGGTTCATCCAGCAACAAGATCAAGCTCAACTTCAACCACCCGGTGAAGGAGCTTATCTGGGTTGTCCAACCTGATGCCAACGTTGACTACTGCTCGTCTTTGGATGCTTCTCAGCTCCTTTACAGAGTCCTTGGTGCTCAGCCATTCAACTACACTGATTCCATCGATGCCCTTCCTAACGCTATCCACGCGTTCGGTGGCCCTGCTGAGACTGCTGGCCAGAACGGCTTCATCACCTCCTCTGGTCTCTTCCAGATGGCGGGTGCTGTTGATGTTCCATCTGCCGGTGCTAACGCTACTTGGCTTGGAACCTCTGCTGAGCTCCCATTCCGCCCACAGGATGGTACTGCTGTCAACACCTCTGGTCTCTCTGATGCTGGAACTTTCGTTCTTGCTGAGACCGCCCTCGACATGCACTGTTGGGGTGAGAACCCAGTCGTCACCGCTAAGCTCCAGCTTAACGGCCAAGACCGCTTCTCTGAGCGTGAGGGTTCTTACTTCGATGTTGTCCAGCCATTCCAGCACCACACCCGTGCCCCTGACACTGGTATCTGTGTCTACAGCTTTGCCCTTCGCCCAGAAGAGCACCAACCCAGCGGGTCATGCAACTTCTCCAGAATCGATAACGCTGTCCTCCAGCTTGTCCTTTCTTCACCAACTGTTTCTGGAACTGCCACTGCTAAGGTTCGTGTCTACGCAGTCAATTACAATGTATTAAGAGTTATGAGCGGCATTAAACTGGATATTTTTGCTTACCTACTATGTATGGTAATCAACTATATTCAGAATTGTGCAGAAAAACAACCCGCCACAAACAAAACAGGCCCTGTTTGTGGATCCTTCGGTTTGACCCCTGTAGTTTCGGTCAGTTGTTAGTGAGGATGAAAGTCCTTGCAAGATTACTTGTTGTTCGGGGAACCCCTTAGAGCTTCAACTACCAAGTGAGTATGGGAAACCTGCTCATGGCTGAGAATAGAACTCAGGTATGGTAATAATGTTGAAGATTGGGCAATCCGCATGGTTATAACCTAAAGACGCTTATGCTAGTCTATGGTTAGCCGTCAGAGACTGAACGGTAGTCGCTCGATGAAGAAGGCCTAAGCAGCCGGAGTCGGGTTAAGATACAGTCCATTCCCCTAGGGAAACTTAGGGGTACTAAAGGGCGGGTGTTGCTTATTCTAATTAAACGTAAGTTTAGTTGTGATTATTCAACCCTAGCTCATAGCTCTCTTACACAAATAAATATATCAAAGTAAAATAAAGATCGATACAATCTTTATTTTCCACAAATTATCCGCGCTCTCTCTTTTCCGTAATTTTGTTGAATTTGTTCATGACATCCTCATAAGAAAACCGGTTTTTCATCATATTACACGTATTACAACAACTTTTA